ACCCCGCCGAAGCTGAAAGCCCATATTTGATCGGCGACGCGCAACGTGTCGACACTGCGATCAATCAACATCTGGTCATTGGAACCGATCGTCGGCGCCATGCTGTCGCCTAGGCCGTCCGCGATCACCAGGTCTTCGGCCTTCGCTTTCGTGTAGCGGCGAATGAATGACAGCGGGAACGGCTCGCTGCGCACATTCGCGTCGACATCGTCCAGATATGTGCCGCCCATGCCATAGGCCAGGTCGATGACGGGAATCTCTAAGGTGCGGTCAGCCACTTCGGCAGGATCAAGCTTGAAGGGAACTTTCTTGTCGGGCGCGTGGCCTGGATGCGGATTATCCGTGTCCCCCATCAGGTAATCTGGCGAAGTCTCCAGCAGCGCAGCGATGCGGTGTAGATGCTTCGAGCCCTGCGATTCTCCGCGCGCAAGCTTCCCGATCGATTGCGGCGTGATGCCGACGCGGCGGGCCAATTCGGCCTGCGACCAACCCCGGTCTTCCAGAAGAATCGCTAGACGCTCGCCGATCATGTTCTGATGCTACAACTTACGTTGACAACTCGCGCGGCGCTTTTGGTTGTTGACGGTAGCAACTTAGGTTGCCATAGCCGCAACCATGACGAAACCAACCCCTCTCGAAGCCCTGACCTCCGCCGTAGGCGTGGCAGGCTCGCAAGCTGAACTCGCCCGCATCTGTGAAGTATCTGCGACCGCGGTCTGGAAATGGGTTCAGTCCTCAAAGCGGATGCCTGCGGAATATGTTTTGCGCGCAGAAGCGGCGACCGGCGTCTCGCGCCATGACCTGCGGCCCGACATCTACCCGCGCGAAATCATGGTCGATCACCACGCCGGAGCCCGCTTCGAAGGTGTCGATCAACACGCATTTTCCCCTGTTGCGCCTGCTCGCCTTTCTAGCCGTGCCCATGCAACCCGCGACTTCAATCGCGACTGCGTATTGAAGGGCGCAGACCAATGACGAAGCGGCGGGAACCCCTCACCTATCAACACACCCTGACGAAGATCGCCGGATTGATCGGTTGGGACCGAGCGGGTGCGGTTTGCGGTGTGACCTCGCGTCAGGTCCGAAACTGGTCGGACCCCGATTGCGAAACCGAAATACGCCTGATCGACGCCGAACGACTTGATCGCGCCTTCATCGAATTGGGCGGACCACGCGCCTTTCCATCGGCTGTTTGCCTTGCGGCTTGAAATCACCGCACGGGCCGATGTCGACTGTCTGGTCGCGATCGCCAGCAGCATGGCGAAGGAAGGCGGCGAGGCAGTCGCAGCAGTCTTGGATCTGGCCCGAGACAACGACACCGCCGCGCACCGACGCGCCCGCAAGGAAGTCCAGGAAGCCATCGAAAGACTCACCGATTGCGCAGCAAAATTGGAAGGATGCGAACCATGAGTGGAGAGGGAGCGGCCTTGATTAAAGGACCGATGGTTCATGCCCCGCTAGAATTCCGCCTGCAGCCTGGCGGCAGTCGTGCGGGCGATGGTTGCTTCCTGCGCTGTCCTAAGTGCGACACCCAGGCAGCCATCCGCCGGTCCGAACGTCCGACCCCGACCGTGACCCAGATGGACTGCATCTGTTCGAACACGGCCTGCGGCCACACCTGGCGTGCCGACATCGTCTTCGTTCATTCCATCAGCCCTGGTCTGATCGACCGGCCTGACCTCGCGTTGCCGGTCTGCCCTCGCGAAGACGCGGTCCATGTCGTTCCGCCGCCGCGCGCGACCGACCCGAGCGCCCCGACCTTTTTCGAAGACGGGAACAGCGCCGCCTAGCGGCGGCCAAACCCACGGAACCGAAGACACGCCGCGGCGGACGCGATTCCGCCGCCTGGGAGGACTCACCCGATGCACGTTGAAGACACCGCCTGGCCACCCCGCTGGTCCGCCGCATCCGCCCGCCGCCGCCGGCGGTTCGATTGGCTGGCGCTGGCCCCCGCCCTGTTCCTCGCCGCTTATGGCGCCGCCGCAATTGGGGAGGCGTTCGCAAGATGAACCTGGGCGAACAAATCCTGCATGGCCTGAAGCGCGAATTCGGTTTCAAGAACGTCCGCGGCGACTGGCTGCAGGGCGGCAAGTGCCCGCAATGCGGCAAGCACGAAGTCTATTGCGCCGCGACCGAACCCAAGGTCGTCAAATGCGGGCGCACCGACCGCTGTGGCTGGGAAGACAGCGTCCGCAATCTTCTGCCCGACCTGTTCGAAAACTGGTCAGATCGCTTCCAATCGACCGAAACCAACCCCGACGCCGCCGCCGAAGCCTACTTGCTCCACGAACGCGGCCTGGACCTGCGATTGCTGCGCGGCACCTTCAGCCAGGAACTGTTCCGCTGCCCCAGGACGCGCCAGACATCGGCGACCGTCCGCTTCCCGATCGGCAACAGCTATTGGGAACGCATCATCGACAAGCCTGGCCGGTTTGCGAAGAAGGCGCACTTCAAGGCCGGTGGCAGCTGGGGCGGCCATTGCTGGAAGCCCAACGGGCTCGACATCGCGGCGCTGGCGCAGGCGAAGGACATCTGGGTCACCGAAGGCATCTTCGACGCTGTCGCGCTGGTCCAGGGCGCCGGCGTCGCCGCGGTTTCGAATATGTCGACGGGCCCCTATCCCGAACACTTCCTGAAGGAACTGGTCGACTATCTCGCTGTCGAAGGCATCGCCGAGCGTCCGCGCCTGGTCTTCGCGTTCGATGTCGGCCCTGCCGGCGTCACGTATTCCAAAAAGCATATCGCCCGCGCCAAGCGCGAAGGCTGGAAGGCGACCGCCGCACAGGTCCGGCCCGATGGCGAAGGGTCGAAACTCGACTGGAATGACCTTCTGCTGAAGCACCAGGCATGGAAGGGCGAAGCCGAAAAGGCGCCGCTGGCCGCCGCCGCGCTCGACACCTACCTGCACAACGGCGCCATCACCATCGCCGAAACTGCAGTCCAGAAGGCGCGCCTTATCGTCGACCGCGCAGCTGCCGGCGCGCGCGCCATGTCCAGCTTCGACATGCGCCACGGCAATCGCATCTGGTGGGTCAGGACGAAGACCGAAGAAGAAAGCGGCCAGACCCAGATTGACCTGACCGAAATCGCGAACTGCGCCTTCCGCCTGCTCTACCGCGAACGCGACGAAATCGCCGACGAAACCACCTACTTCCTGCAGATCGACTTTCCCGACCGCGCCGGCAGCGTAAAGGCGCGCTTTTCGTCCGCGGCCTGTTCGAACGCCGGCGAATTCAAGAAGCGGCTGATGGCGTTCGCGGGCATGTGGACCGGCAGCGGCGAACAGCTTGACCGGCTGATGAAGACCCAGACTCGCCGGCTCAAAGTCGTCGAACCCATCGGCTTCACCGGCTATTCGCAGGCGCATGGCGCTTGGGTCCTGGGCGACTTGGCAGTCGCGAAGGGCCGCGTCCTGTCGGTCAACTCTGAAAATTACTTCGATGTCGGCACCCATGCGGTCAAGCTGCGCACCGCCGAACGGATGCTGGCGATCGACTACGACGCCGACCAGATCGACTTCGCCTGGCTTGAAGACCTCTGGACCGCCTACGGCGCGCGCGGGCTCATTGCCCTGGCATTCTTCACCATGTCGCTGTTCGCGGTCCAGATCCGCGAACGGCACAAGTCGCTGGGCTTTCTGGAAGTCACCGGCCCGCCTGGGTCGGGCAAATCCACCCTGATCGAATTTCTGTGGAAGCTGCTGGGTCGCCACGGTTACGAAGGCTTCGACCCGAACAAGGCGACGCGCGCAGCGTTCGCCAGATCGATGGTCAAGGTCGCGAACCTGCCGGTCGGGCTCATTGAAAGCGGGCGCGACGACAATGGCCGATCGCATTCGCGCCAGTTCGAACCGAACGAACTTCTGGTCCTCTACAACGGACGCAGCCCGCGCAGCATCGGGCGCAAGTCCGGCGGCTTCGAAACCGAAGAACCGCCCTTCCTGGGCGCCATTTACCTGATGCAGAACGAACGCATCGACGCGATTCCGGCGGTCCTGGAACGCCTCATGTCGATGGCGATCGACAAGTCGCTATGGGGACCAGGGACCAAGGAAGCGGCCATGCGCTTGGAAGCCTGGCCGATGGAAGACTGCAGCGGCACGATCGTCCATATTGTGCGCAAGGAAGCGGACTGGCTGAAGTTCTTTTTCGACCGCTTCACGCATCACGATAACGACATGGGCAAGCGGGTCGAAGGGCTAAACAATGCCCGCCCGATCAAGTGCCATAGCCAGCTGGCCGCGGCGATCGAAGCGCTGCCGCACCTGTTCCCCAACTGCCGCGAAGCCTGGGTCGCCGATGCGCTCGCCGAAGTCGACCGCATGGCGCTGGACCGGCAAAAATCGGCCGGCGGTGACCATCCGCTGGTCGCGACTTTCTGGGAACAGGTCGACTATCTGATCGGCAGGGAAGCCGATGATCTGCACGGCGTCGGCGGCAGTCTCAATCGCCACCGCAAGGCCGAAGACTTCATCGCCATCAACCTGCCCGACTTCGAAGCGCGTTGCCGCCATGCCGGCATTTATCCGCCGCCGCTCGACCAACTGAAGAAACTGTTGCGCGGGTCGAAATCGCGCCGTTTCCTCGCCACGAAAGTCGTCAACCCGCCAGGCGAGAACACGAAGGCGCAGCAATGCTGGGTCTTCGAACAGCCGAAGGCCGGCCAGGCGGTCATCATATGACCGCGCCAGCTTTCCGCGACTGGTTTGGCATCCGCGCCGAAGACTCGCCGGTTCGCCGACATGACTTCGCCGACTTGCTCCGCATGGCCGAATCCATGCTGTCGACCAGGCGCCAACGTTTTCCCGCAATGATCGCCGCCGGCGAACTCGAGCCCGAAGCGGCCCAGGCCGAAATCGCGGCCTTCGAAGACCTGGTCGCCGACTGGCGCTTCATCGTCAGCGCCGGCGCCGAAGGCGCACCTGCTTCGTCGCTGTCGCTGTGGCGGCGGCGCCAGCTGCTGGACGCCAGCCTGCAGACCATCGCCGACCTTGCCCGCGAACAGCGCGGCTTTTCCGAAACCCTGGGTCGCCAGGCCGAAGCGGTCATCGCGCTTCGCTGGCACCTGGAGCCTGGGCGCGAACAGATCGCGCTGGCCAGGCTGACCCACCAGCTGCGCGCCGACGCGGCACAACGAAGGGAACCTGCAACATGCAACTGACTTGGAAAAAACAGCGCCAGCATGGCGAGCCCATGCACCCGCCGCGCATCGTCGCCGACAACGGTCTGCGCGGCGGCGCCTTCCTCGCTGCGGCTGCCGCGCTGGTCGCCTGGGGCGTCTTCATTGTCGCCAT